GCCATTCGCGGCGGTGCGCGGGTCCCACTCGGGGAACGGGTCTTTCTGGCCGGGTCGAACCTTGACGGGGATTAGCCCCGTGGACGTGAGGAACTTAAGCGACGTGGACCTGTGCCGGTCCGCTTCCGCCGCTTCTTTGCTTGTCATTCCTGCCACAGGCCAGCCTCTTTAAGCGCCTCGATGCAGGACCCGCACGTGATCTTCTTCATGTCCGTGGTGGTCTGCGCTCGAACTAGACGCATGGTGGGTTCGGCCATACACGCGGGCACCGCATACTCCGCCGTTCTGCCTTCCCTCCAGGTACGGAAGTGGATGAACGACAGTTGTCGAGCCCCCACCCGCCTTGAAAGGCCAGTCCTACGCGTCATTACAGGTTACCCCCTCAGGCCGAGCGACCAGCGTACCATGGTGGTACTACGCCGTCTAGCTCCGCGTTGCGTCACAGAAGGCCTGATAGGCTTCCGCCGCTTGTTCGAGCCCTTCCTGGGTGTTGATGTCGTGGCCGTCCAAGGCGACCAGTTGGGCGAAGCCCTCGTCCTCCACGCGCAGGATGGGGTAGCCGAGGATCATGAAGCAGGCCATCGTCTGTTGTACCTGCATGAACGTTCCGGACACCGCGTGCATGTGGTTACAGTGGTTGCACAGGTAGGTGATCCGCCAGCGCGTCGTTTCCGGAGGCTCTTCCGTGTGCCCCACCATCAAGCCGACTTGCGTGTCGTGCAGCACCTTCGCGTGGAACCGATCATCCGCCGAATGGTCAATCACTTCTTCCTCCGTACGCGGACGCTCCCATCCGCGAGGTTTTCGCACCACCAGTTCGCGTCCGGCTTCCCCATCAGCAGCCGGGCCTGGACCTTGATGCCGTTGTACATCTTCCCTTTCAACGTCTTGATGACGGCCCGATCACCAACCTCCATGTCGGCCAGTTGGCGCACGGCGGGGTTCGTCCAATCGGCGTGGATGGGCGAACCATCCGGGACCCGCTCGATCCAGCGGTTACCATTCTTCAACGTCTTGGAGTGCCAGACCGCCTTAGGGTTGTTCATGTGCCGCCGCGCCGTCTGCCTGCAGGTCGTCAACGCGCCCACGGTCATCGGCCCGACTTCGATCACGTCCCAAACGTCCATCTTGATAAGCTGCTTCGTGACCGGCGACATCTGCCAATGGTGCTGGCCCATTCGGCTCTTGAGGTTCCGCCGCATGCGCAGTTCGTCCAGAATGGCTGAAAGCTCGTTAGCCATGAACATCGGGATAAAGTGCCCGCCGTCCATCATGCCGATCTTCCGTCCCTCGTGCCCCCGGTACGACTTGACCAGGGCGTGGTGAATGTCGTCTACGCGACTGTTACTAACCTTCCGGCTCACCGCTCCCCCTCGGCCAGAATGCGCAGGATGCCGATCACCAGGGTCAAGGCAAGCATGCCGTAGTGCATCGGGTGCAGAGCTTTCTCCTGCTCCTGCGCCATCTTTAATAGCTCCGAATACCGCCGATCTTTCATGGCCGCTTCCTCAGTTCCTTGAGACATTCGGGGCAGTCGACGCCGACCGGGCTTGAGCGTTCCTTCCGCGTGGGCGAATGGCAGCCACAGAGAGAGCCGGGCATCCCGCTTCCATAGTGGGTCTTCCCGTTGTCCGTGACCAGGGTGACGGCCCAACGCGGGGGTTTGGGAGCCTCGCTCATTCGGGCTCACTCACGTGGGCCGGGTCCAGGATCATCCCAGCCGGGTTGGGCTTGCCCGTGGCGAAGTACTCTTCCACCTTGGCCTCGATCACTTTGATGTCGGCCTCCGTGTAGATGCGCCCACGGATCGGCTTCTGTATCCACTTGGCCTTGGGGATCAGGCCCCGCTGCTCCATGCGAAGCACGGTGGTCCGGTGCAGGTCGAGCCGCTTGGCGACCTGCGTCAAGGTGAAGTAGCGCTCTGTCTTGGCGTTCATGTTAGCCGATCCTCTGCTTATCGTTGTGGGTGATCTGGTCGTTCAGCGAGACGCTATCGCCCGCGTCCCGGCCAAGCGAATGGGCGTAGTGGCCGCGTCGGCGATCTTCTGCCGTCTCCCGGTAGGTGTACCCCCGGCTGCTGCTCTTGCGCGGCTTGTACCCCTTCCCGTAGGTGTCCGTGTCCTTGCCCTGCAGGTAGAGTTCGTAGTCGCTGTCCAGCTTGTCTTGCCGCTGCTGTTCCTGCTGCGCGGCGGTGTCATCCAGGAACTCGGCCATGAACGCCACGCGGTCATCCTTCCACAGGGCGCGTCGGCGGTTGCGCTCGCTGGATCGGGCTTCGCTCTCCCGGCGTTCGCGCGCCGTGCGGCCAAGTTCCCAGCCGTTCAGATAGTCGTTGTTCAGGTCCGTCTCGGAACCCATGACGTCGATGATCGTCAGGGCCGTACCGGGTGCCGCATCCGGATGCTTGGGCGCAGCCGCCTCGGCTTCCTTCTGCCTGCGGGCTTCCTCGACGCGTTCCCGCTGCAGGGACCGCAGCCGCTCGCAGATGCGCTCGGCCATGCCCTCGCGGTAGATGATAGCGGGCTGCACGAACCTGGATGCATAGCCCTGGTTCTTGGCCCATTCGGCGGCGATCCGCTCGATGGCCTCCTGCAGATACTCCGCCATGACCCGCGTCATCAGCACGTTCTCGCCGCGCCCCACGACCCGGTTCTCGTATTTCTGCCCCCGCGCGAGCCCACGGATGCTGAAATAGACGCACATGTTCAGCTTGGCCGTCTGTTCCCAGACGCTCCGCTGCCACTTGTACAGACCCCCGCCCGTTGTGGCGTCATCTCGCTTCGCGTGCGGGGCCGCGCTGTCTCCCTTCTTTCGCTCGATCAGGGCGATGTCCAGATTGTGCATCTCTAGGATGCGGTGCGCCACGTCCAGGGCGCTTTGCGCCTCGTGTTCGTTGCCCCGCCCATCGCGGGCCAGGGCTAGGAGCTTCGTGACCTTCTCGATGGCGGCCAGCGCCTCGGGGCTCAGTTCGGTTTGCATGGGTATCTCCTCAGGCTGGTAGTGTAGCACAGGTCCCGCACGGTGTCACGTTCAGGAGCGCAGCACGGGAAGGGACGGCGGGGCACGAGGCCCCGCCACCGTACGCTGTTACTTCGCCGCCCTGCGGGCCGCTTCCTTGGCCTTGGAGGATCGAATGGCCTCCCCAGCGGCGGCGATGCCGTCCAGCTTCGGACCCTTCTTGGCCTGGGTCTTCGCACTGGCCTTGCCCGCGCCCTCGTTCTTGGCGACAGCGGCCTTGGGGCTGGCCGTCTTGGGAGCCTTGGGCTTCGGGCTGTGTTCGATGCACCACTGGCGCGGGGCCTTGATTTCCCGCTCGCCCTTGGCGTCCACGCCCTCGGGGATGAACAGGAACCCCTTCGCGGCCACACGCGGGGTGAGCATGTTGCGGATCGTCATGCGATACCGCCCTTGCCAGCCGTTCGTGGCCACGCCCAGCTTCCCGTACCGCGCCGGGTCGACGTCGTTGGCGTTGGCGATGGTCTGCAGGCGGTCCAGGTCGGTGACCTCCTTGCCGTCCTCCAGGACCCGGCACAGGCCCTTCAGTTCCAGGGCGAGCCAGTCGCCGCAGTTCGCCGGGTCGCCGCGTTCGGCGTATTCGCGCTTGTACTTGGCCGGGACCACGGAGCCGGTCTGTTCGTCCTCGTCGTCGGCTTCGCCGCCATCGGGGTCCTGCTCCTGCAGCGTCTCGAAGAGGTCCGCAAGCTCGGGATCACGGGCGATCTCATCACCCAACCCGCGACCCGCACGATGGTAGGCGACGAAATCGCCGTCCTCGTGCCGAATGGCGATCTTGGGGTGTTCGGCCTGATAGTCCCGCATCTCCAGGACGTCCCGGAGCGCGTCTTGCGCCTGCTCGTTGATGGCGCTGGCTTCGGCCTCGTCCTCGACCTCCAGGGTGATCAGGATGCCGTGTTCGGCGAGATTGGCCTTGATGCCGTCGTCGTCTTGGGTCAGGATGACCCCGAGCCCGGCGGCCTTCTTGATGATGCTGTGATGGATGGTCATTTCGGTGTCCTCAGGCTTGGGCGTGATTGCCCGTGTCCATAGAGAAGCATGGGAGGGGGGTTCGTGTCAAGTTCCACGCAGCAGGCGGCGAGGGAGGCGCGCGTGCACACCTCGGGGGTAGTCAGCAGCGTGCCAGCAGGGCGCACACCTACAACTCGGAGGCGCAGCAGCGGCCCCGCAGCCCGCATCAGTATGGGAGCGCAGCATGGAGCTAGGCCCGTACAGCAGCGTGCCAGCAGTGACAGCCGTGCAGCAGCAGGCCAGGAGGAGGGATGTGGCACGCATGTGCGGATAGCGCGGTGTGCAGGCTGCGGGGACCGTGCACCGCCGAGGGAGGCGAGTGCGGGGCTGCTGACACTGCTGGCACGCTGCTGCTCCCCTATCCTCAGTCTCTCTCTCAGTCGTCGTCGCGGCGGTGTTCTGGACCACCCCTCCACACTCGGCGTATACGAGCGCAGCAGCGTGCCAGCCGTGCCAGCGGGCGGCGAGGGGCGGGCGACGGGCCATGCAGGTCACGCGCACACGTGCGGCAGACGGATGGCGTTCTCGGCCATCATGATGCGGTCCGCTTCCCGCTCGTAGGCGGCTGCCGTGGCCTCCATTCGGGCTTGCGTGTCGTGATCCCCGGCCAGGAAGGCCAGACGGGCGCTGATCAGGAAGCCGGACGCCAGATTGAGGCAGGCTTCGATGCGGGCTTGGGCGCTCATGCCACGTACCCCAGGATCGCGCCGTCCTCGGCGACGCTCGCGATGACCGGGCCGTCCGGATGCGGCAGGATTGCCGCGCGGGCCGGGTCGCCGGTGCGTTCGAGGTAGGCTTCCGCGTCCTCGCGGCTCTGGAAGTTCCGGGCTTCCGTCAGGCTGACGAGGGGAGCCGGGCCGCCTTCGATTTCGTCTCGCGTGGTCATCTCGATATCTCCGTGTGCTGGGGCGTGTCTGCCCATGCGTGTAGGATACCACGGCCAGGGTTAACGCGGAATTACCGACGAGAAGACGAGGCTTCGCATGTTGCGGGAAGGCCACACCGGGCGTCGTGACACAGGAAGGGGCCACGGACGGGCGGGAGATGTCTGGGCTATAGATGTAGCCGGAATATGGCTAGATGGGCCTCGGTCAAAAATCAGCCTCGTGTCAAGGGAACGAAACGGGAACGAGCGACCGGGAGGAGAACCCTGGTGCACGGAAGCCACATGCCCGGCGACGTGGCACGCTTCGTGCGTATGCAAGCCCCATGCCAGAAGCCCCGCGTACGCGCGCGGACAAAAAAGCAGCGCCGGGGGGAAGTGCAGATATATCCCCCTCCCCATGCGCCCGACCCACCCTGGGGGAGGGACCCAAAACTCCAAGGACCCGCTCTCTCAGCCGGGCTCCGGGTCCAATGTAATCCCGCCCGTGCAACGCTCCGAACTTGACCGGGACCCGCGCTCCGTGTTAATCTCCCCGCCGTCGACCCCCTGGGTTGCGGGATACGGTCCTGACCGGTTCCCAATGCGCACGCTCGACCGAGCTTCGGCTCCGGCCCCCGGTTCCCCTCAGGCGCTGGGGGCCGTTCGTGCAAGCTTCTACTTGACACGGCGCGCGCTCGCGTGGTCCCATATGCGCCATGAGCGAACCAGTTCCCATCGATGACGCCCCGGAGGACTACCTACCGGGTTCAGCCGCCCCCAAGGTATCCAATTCGGGTATCTACGAACAGCTGGTTGCTTCCGAAGGAAACGTGTCGCACGCCGCCAAGGAACTCGGGGTCAGCCGGACTTGGTTGCAAAACAAGATCGACCGAAACGTCGTCCTGGCCGCGATGATGAATGATCGGCGGGAAGGCATCGTCGACCAAGCGGAGCAAAACGTCTTCGCGGACGTGCTCAAGAACGACCCCACGGCCAATCGGTTCGTGCTGCAGACCATCGGGAAGCACCGGGGCTGGGCAAGCGGGGTCGCGGGCATCGGGAAAGGCGGCGAAATCGTCGTGCAGATCAACAAGCTGGCGCAACCAGGGGAACCGACAGATGGCGCATGATTGGATCAAGGCGGCGATCAAGCACAAGGGGGCTCTGCACGCCCAGCTTGGGATACCGCAGAGCCAGAAAATTCCCAAGGCCACCCTGGCGAAGGCGGCCAAGGCGAACGGGCTCCTGGGGCAACGCGCACGGCTGGCGATGACCCTGGCGGGTTTCCGGCACAAGTAGGTGCCCGTCAACCACATCCAACTACCGAATAATTGGCGGCCCCGACCCGACCAGATGCCCATGTGGGCGTATCTGGAAAACGGCGGGAAGCGGTGCGATGTGGTTGCGCACCGGCGCTGGGGAAAGGACGACGTGTCGCTGCATTGGACGGCGACCGCGATGCACGAACGGGTGGGGGTCTATTGGCACATGCTCCCGGAGGCCAGCCAAGCGCGGAAGGCCATCTGGAATGCCGTTAACCCGCGAACGGGAAAGAGGCGCATCGATGAAGCGTTTCCGCAGGAACTCCGAGCGAACACCGTCGACCAGGACATGTTCATCCGGTTCAAAAACGGTTCCACTTGGCAGGTGCTTGGCTCTGATAATTTCGATAGCTTTGTGGGCTCTCCTCCTATCGGCGTTATCTTCTCTGAGTGGAGCCTTGCGAAGCCTAATGGCTGGAATTACGTAAGGCCGATCCTCCTGGAGAACGGCGGCTGGGCGGTGTTCATCTGGACCCCGCGCGGAAGAGGGCACGCCACTCGGGCCTTCGAAGCCCGCGAGCGGGACCCGGAGTGGTTCACCGCCCGCATCCCGGCCACGGTGACGCCAGTCTTCACACCCGAGCAACTAGAGAAGGAAAAGCAGGACCTGATCAACGAGGCCGGGTCCGTCGCGGAAGGCACCGCGATCTTCAACTCCGAGTATATGGTCGACTTCGACAGCGCCGCGCCGGGGGCCTATTATGCCGAACAGATGCTCGCGTGCGAAACCATGGGCCGGATCGGGAACGTCCCGCACACCCCCGGCATCAAGGTCGACACAATGTGGGACCTCGGGATCGACGACTATACCTCCATCTGGTTCAGCCAGCGTATCTCCCCCGTTCGGGTCAATTTCCTCGGCTTCTACGAGACGAGCGATCTTGGCCTTGATGCGATCGTGCGTGAAGCATTTAAGGAGAACCGGCGAACCTTGAAGTACCAATACGGCATGCATTACTTACCGCATGACGTGCGCGTACGAGAGCTTGGGGCCGGTGGGCGTTCGAGACTGCAGACCCTTCACTCGCTGGGGATCAGACCCATTCGGGCAGGGATCGCGCGGGACCCGGAAGAGCGGATCAACGCCGTGCGGCGGATGCTTCCGTACTCCCATTTCGACATCGAGGGTTGCCAAGCGGGCATCGACCATCTCAAGCAGTATCGGAAGCGGTTCAATCAGAGCCTGGGCATCTTTGTCGGGCCTCTGCACAACGAACACAGCCATGCTGCGGACAGCATCGGCGAGGGGGCGGTGAACATGAAGTTCGCGACACGCGACAACACCAAGCCAGAGCCCAATGAGGGCGGCTGGACGACCGGGAAGAAATCGATGTTCGACCGGGGCGTCCCTAATTGGAAGGTCGCCTGATGGCCAGCACCGATTATGAGGGCCTCGCGGAAGGCGTCGATGTCAAGGCGGGCGGCCTGCAACCGGCCACGGCCTATCCGACCCCCGAGAGCAAGGCCCCGGTTCAACAGAGCTACAAGCGCGGGCTCGCCGACTACCTCAAGATGTTCGACGACTTCCGCAACACGTCCACGGAGAACCGTCGACAGCAAGCAATTGACCTCGACTACTATGACGGGAAGCAGCTGACCCTGGGGGAAAAGCGGGTCCTGTCGTCCCGAGGCCAGCCGGATATCGTCATCAACCGCGTTCGGACCGCCGTGAACGGCATCCTGGGCGTGATCATCCATTCCAAGGCCGATCCGCGATGCTTCCCGCGCACGCCGAAGGACGAGAACTCCGCCGACGTCGCGACGGACACTTTGCGGTATATCGCGCACCGCAACCGGTGGAACCGGACGAAGGCCGAGTGCTTCTACGAGATGCTTGTGCCGGGGATCGGGGCCTCGATCATCCAGGTGAACGAGGACAACGACGTCGAAGTCGTGCAAATCCGCCAGGAGGAGTTCTTCTGGGACCCGCGAAGCCGCCGCCGGGACTTCAAGGACGCCGCCTATCTCGGCATCGCCAAGTGGATGTATTCCACCGACGTCGAACGAATGTATCCCGGCCAGCAGATCAGCCTGAGCTATTCCTCGATGGAAGGGCTCGGGGGCGCGGTCGACAGCACCTTCGAGGACCGCCCGCGTAACCAGGGCGCGTGGCTCGATATCCGCAACCGGCGCGTGATGCTGGTTGAACTCTACCACCTGTACGATGGAAAGTGGTACAAGTGCTGTTTCTACGGTGGGGGGATACTGGCCGAGGAAGTCAGCCCGTTCAAGGACGACAAAGGCCGCCCGTGCTGCCCGATTGAGGCGATGACGGCCTACATCGACCAGGACAACAACCGCTATGGCATCGTTCGCGATATGCGGGATATCCAAGATGAGATTAACAAGCGTCGGTCGAAGCTGCTTCATCTGGTTTCGAGCCACCAAATCCAGGCGCGCGATCCGTCGGCAATTGAAGTGGATGCGGACACGGCACGGAAAGAGGCCGCCCGACCCGATGGCGTCATCCCTTACGGATGGGAAGTCGTCCGAACCACCGACATGTCCGCAGGACAAATGCAACTCCTCGCCGAAGCCAAGAACGAAATGGAGCGGATGGGACCCAACCCCGCCGTTCTTGGACGACAAGGGGCGGATACCTCCGGAAGAGCGCTCCTGGCGCGGCAACAAGCCGGACTAGTCGAGCTTGCCCTGGTCATCGACCAACTCGACGATTGGGAGCTTCGCGTGTACCACCAATGCTGGTGGCGGGCGCAGCAATACTGGAAAGACCCTCAGTGGATCAGGGTCACGGACAACGCGGACGATCCGCAGTTCGTGATGATCAACAAGCCGCGTGGTGCGCCGATCTTGCACCCGACCCACGACGAAACGGGAGCCTCGAACCCGGCTGCCGGGACGCCGATGACGTATCCCGACCAGGGGGACGACGGCGAAGATCACCCGATGGCGGGCAAGCCCATGCAGGGGCCGCCGCAGTTCCATCCGCCCGTCTATCCGGACGACCACCCCAACGCGGGCGAGCCGCACCCCAAGGCGAACGAGAGCGTCTTCGGATACGACAACGAAATCGGCGAGATGGACATCGACATTATCGTCGACACCCAGCCCGAAACTGCCAACATCATGCAAGAGATGTTGCAGGACCTGATCAAGCTGGTGTCGGCTTCCCCGGCCTATGCCGAGCAGGTGCCATTCGAACTCTTCCTGGAACTGAGCCCCCTGCCGAGGAAGCGGCAGGTCATGGACATGCTCAAGCAGTATCAGGCGGGCAAGGCCGCGCAGCAGAGCAAGCAGCAAGCGATCCAGATGCAGGCGCAGATGGACAAGCTGGCCGCTGAAGTCGATTTGCTCAAGGCCAAGGCAGCCGGGACCATCATGCAAGGGGCCGCAGCGCTCGCCAAGAGTGGCGCGGAAACCGCCGCAGCTGAGACGGCGGCGGACGAAGCGGCCACCCATGCAGTCGCAACAATGCACGACGCGATCACGGATCACGCGACCGTGCAACAGAACCAGCAGGAACTGGACCAGCAGGCCCAGCAACCTGACGGAGCAGCCGAGGGGGAACCCGAGGATGCATAGGCCGCCGCTATTCGGGCGTTCGGGGCGCAGCGATCTGCGCGAAACGGTGAGTTGAGCTATGAGTGAAGACCGCGATCCTCTCGATAACGTGTTCGGTGACGACACGCAAGCCGCGACCGGCGGGGAAGACACCCAAACGGGGTCCGACACGCAAGCCGCGACCGGAGACAACACTCAGACGGCCCAGGAAGCACCTGGGAAGGACAGCGTTGAAGGCGGAGACGCCGACGACAAGATCGATGCCACCGGCACGGTGAAGATGGTGCCCCTGGCGGCTCTGGAAGAGGCCCGGAAGCGGGCCAAGGACGCCGAAGAACGGCTGTCCCAATCCGGAACCGGCGCGGACACGACGTCTGGAACCGGCGACCCGGAGTTTGAGCCGATCGACCCGAAGGAAGACCCCGAGGGTGCGTTCAATCAGATGATGGGCATCGTTCAGCTGAACGCCGTCAACACCACGCTGAACTTTTCCGAGCGCATGGCCCGCAAGGAGCATGGCTCGGAACTGGTCGACAAGGTGATGGAGTGGGCCACCAAGCGTTTCGAGACGGACCCCGCGTTCGCCACCACGGTCTTGACTGACCCAGACCCCTATGAAACCGCCATCGTGGCCTACAACAAGGCCCAGCGGGACGAGAAGCTGGACAAGATCGACCCCGCCATCCTGGAAGGGCTGGACGAGGACGAAATCGAACTGCTCCGTCAGCATAGGGCCAAAAAGGACCCAGCCGCCAACGGCGGCGACACCGGAAGCACCGGTGCGGATACGCAACCGCGTGGGGAGGGCGGCCAGTTCGCCCCGCGCAGAAATGTCGACCCGCCTCCCAAGTCCATTGCGTCGGCCCCCTCCGGTGGAAAGCCCGGTGGGAACAAGGAAGTCGCTTCGGGTGAGGGCGTCGCGTTCGACGAGGCCTTCAAATAAGGACCACCGAGAGTGGAAACTACCCTCGCGACTGCTTCGGAGAAGCAGATTTGGATGTCCTCCTACTTCAAGGAGTACGTCCGTGGCTCGCGGTTCGCGCCCTACATGGGGCGTTCGCCGACGAGCATCATCTTCGTCAAGTACGAACTCCAGACGGAGGCCGGAAAGACGATCAACCTGCCGCTGATCACCCGTCTCAAGAACGACGGCGTGACCGGTTCGCAAGTCCTCGACGGCAACGAAGAGGAGCTGGGGAACTACAACTGCCCCATCTCCGTCGATTGGCGCCGGAATGCGGTCCGCGTCCCGAAGTCGACCTCCTACAAGACGGAAATCCCGCTGCTGGACGCCGCTCGCCCGATGCTTCGGCAGTGGGAGAGCGAGAAGCTGCGGGACGACATCATCAAGGCGATGATGTCCGTGGTCATCGCCGACACGGCGGCGGGTGGGGCGACGGTCAACATCGGCGACAGCAGCGCGGCCAACCGCAACGCCTTCGCCGCTGCCAACCAGGACCGCATCGTCCCCGGCAAGGTGCTGTCGAACTATTCGGCCACCTGGGCGACCATGACCGGCAACCTCGACACCACCGACGACAAGTGCACGGCGGCGTCGATGTCCCTGGCGAAGCGGGTGGCGAAGAACGCCGACCCGCACATTCGGCCCTATCAGGCCGATGACGCCGAGGGCGAGGAATGGTTCATCGCCTTCCACGGTTCGCGGACCTTCCGCGATCTGAAGGCCGATGCGACCATCGTCTCGGCCAACACCGGTGCGCGGCCCCGTGAGAACGGGACGTTCATGAAGAACCCGCTCTTCAAGGACGGCGACATCGTGTACGACGGCATCATCCACCGGGAAGTCCCGGAGTTCGACGCCATCGCCACGAACACCGGCGGAACCTACAGCCTCGACGGCGCGGGAAGCGGCGGCACCACCGATGTTCGCATCGTGGCGCTCTGCGGCCAGCAAGCCGTGGGCATCGCCTGGGGCCAGGAGCCCACCCCTCAGACCGACCTCACCAAGGACTACAAGTTCCGTCCTGGTGTGGCGATCGAGGAACTCCTCGGCGTCAAGAAGATGGCTTTCAACGCCAAGCAACACGGCATGGTCATGTGCCTGTTCGCTGCGGCGGCTGACAGCTAGAACCCCTAGAGCCGGGGGCGGCTCCCGTCCCCGGTAGAAGGAACCACGATCTTGGCTACCACCACCAACGCCAAAGCCCGCTCCACCGCTTCGGTTGCGGGCCAACCGGCTGCCGGTGCGGGTGTTCTGCAATGCCTGTATGTCAAGCAGGCGATTGCGGCGAACCCCACTGCCGCCGACATCTTCGAACTCGGCTGGCTCCCGAAAGGGGCCATCCCGGTCGGAGGTTACTTCTCCTGCACCGATATGGACACCGGCACCGAGACGCTGGACATCGATATCGGCATCGCGGCCAACGGCGTCGACGTCGCGGACCCGGACTTCTTCTGCAACTCCGGCATCCTCAGCGGCGACGCGATCACCGACTTCGCGCTCACCAACGCGGCCAACATTCGGGTCTTCACCGGCCCGTTCCCGGTCGAACAGCTGGGCGCGAAGACGAAGGTCCAGGCCGTGGTGAACACCGCCGCCGCGACCTTCGCGGCTGGCACGATGGTCGTCGTCGTCTACTTCCTGATGCCGGGTCTGGCGACGTCCTAAACCCCTAGAGCCGGGCGGGGCATCCCCGCCCGGTAGAAGGAACTATCCAAGTGGTCGAAACCACCAGAACGACCGGCAAGACTGCCGCCGAAGCCAACAAGCCCGTGGATGGGGAGCCCAAGGGTTCGCCGTCGACCGGTGGGGCTTCGCAGCCGGGAGCGGAAGAACAGGCTCAGGTCGATGCTCGCGCCGAACAGATGCGGGCCGCTCGTCCGGAGGGCAAGACGCACATCCGGTTCATCGGGCACCCCTCCCAGGAGGAGAACTCGGCGACCGTGGTGTTCGGCAAGCAGTTCTATCGCGGCAAGTGGGTCCCCATCTCCAACTTGGACGGCGGGAACCCCGACAAGAAGGCCCTGGAACCGGACAAGCTGCGCAAGCTGCTGGCCAACCCGGCGTTCCAGGTCGGCGCTCCGTCCGACGATCCCCCTCCGGGGTTCGGCGACGACGGGGAAGTCGAGCAGCACGAAGAAGCCTAGGGGCGGGGGGCTTCGGCCCCCCAAACCCATCGGAGGGGTAAATGGCGACCGTTCTAGAGATCATCCAACCGGCCTACCGCCGCAGCGGCGTTCTTGGCGCGGGTGTGACCATTGACAAGACCAAGAAAGACGTGGGCCTCGAACTCCTCCAGGACCTGTATCGCGACCTGTGCAACGGCACGATGGGCCAACTGCGCGACAAGTACCTGACGAGCAACACGGCGTACACCGCCCAGGAGTTCGAGCGGGTCTTCAACACGGCGGCGGCAGTCGTCACCCTTCCAACCCTGGTCCGGGACTTCCCCGCAGGGCCGGTTCCCTACTCTTACGAAAGCACGCTGACCGCGAACAGCCAGGAGCGCCCGCCGTGCGACGGTTGCGTGATCCAGGTCGTGGTTCCGGGCTCCGATCCGCACACGCACATTTACGACAGCGGTCGAGGCGAATGGCAGGACATCGAGGCGTTGGCCTTGACCACCTTCGCGCCCCTGTCGAGCCGTTACACGAACTCCCTGCGCAACCTGCTGGCCGCGTACATTGCGGATGATGTCGGAACGCCCATCGGGCCGGTCCTGGCGAAGCGGGCGAGCGCGGCCAAGGTGGCGTTCGCCTCCCGGCACGGCTCCACGAGGCCCAACACGCCCCAGGAGTTCTTCTGATGCCCTTCATCTCGTTCAAGGACCTCGGCAGACACGCGGACATGCCGTTCCGGTTCTGGAACATGTATCGGGAGCCCACCCCTGGTGGCCCAACGCCGGATCGCAGGTTCCCTAGGCCGGGCCTGGAACTCCAATACACGGTTGGAGTAGGCCCTATTCGGGCCACGTTCCTCTTCCAGAACAAGCGGGTCGACGTCTCCGGCGATGAAGTCTATTACAATCAGGTCCTGATCGGCAACGTGCCCCCAACCGGCGTCGTGAAGTTCGCGGTGTCCAATGAAGAGTGCGTGATCAACGTCAATCGGGGGGCCTATTACGTCACGGCGACTTCGGTGACGCAGATCATCGATCCGGACCTCCCGCAGACTTCGGACGTGCTATTCCTGGCCGGGCGGTTCATCTACATTCACGCCGGGACGGATGGCGAGTTCTCCTGGTCAGCGGTGAACGACGCCAGGACCATTGACGGCCTCAACTTCGCGTCGGCGGAGAGCAATCCGGACCCGATCACGGGCGGGTTGATCGTCGGGGACAACATCGCGTTCGTCGGCACGAAGACGACCGAATGGTGGTTCCCCCAGGACGACATCACGGCCCCGTTCATCCGTTCCCGTGGCCGGAAGTACGACAAAGGCTCGACCGCCATTCGGTCCCTGGTTCTGTGCGACAACACCATGATGTTCCTTGGGAACGATCGGATCGTCTATCGCGCGGGCGCGGTGCCGACGCGCATCTCCGACGAGGACATGGAAAACCGGTTGCGGCAGCTTACCGCCGCCGAACTATCCGTGGTGTCGGCTTACCAAGCCGTCTGGAGCGGCCACACGTTCTACGTGCTGAACCTGCCTCGCCTGGGAAGCTGGGCCTTTGACGTGGGGCAACGGGCGTGGACCCGCTGGACGACCTGGGACAAGCCGCGTTTCCGGGTCGACTGCTCCGACGACGATATTTTGGGCGACTATTACACCGGTCGCATCATGAAGTTCAACAGCAACCTCCGTGTCGACATGGAAGACAGCATCGAGCGGATCGTGGCCTGCTATATCCCGGTGACGGGCGGGGTTCAACGGAACACCAATCTCGTGCTTCATTGCTCACGGGGCGTGGGAGCAACGACGGGCTACGGAAGCGAGCCGGTGGTCGAGATGCGGTACTCCGACCACGAGGGGGCCGACTTCACGAACTGGATGGAGGCCCCACTCGGCCTTGTCGGCGACCACTCGAAGGCCGCGATGGCCCATTGGGTCGGCCTGGGGTCCTTCCAAGCCCCCGGCAGGCTGTTCGAGTTCCGCTGCACCGACCCGGTGTTATTCTCCCCGTTTGGCGTCTCCTATAATCAACTGAGGCCGTAGTGGCGATCAACTTTGCCATCCCTGACATCTCCGATCCGGTCATTGACCGGTCGACCGGGATGATGAACGAGGCATGGTATCGCTTCTTTGAGGAGTTCGAACGCCAGACCCACCAAACTGTTACGGACGTCACCGGGAACGTAACGACGATCGAGAATATCGAGACGGAGCTTGAACATGTTGAGGGTGACATCACCGTCATCAAAGAGCGTCTCTCTGACGTTTCTACTTTTGGTTTTGCCTGGGATCGTCCTATTGACAGCTTTCCTAGCGGCGGCGGCGTCATTCGCCATTGCGACGCGGGCATCCCCTGGGTCGTGCAGTCAAGCCCCGCAGTTGGAGGACACCGTGGATGGATCGATGGAACGGCTCCCTCCGCTGACGTCACCTTCACGATCAAGGTCCAAGGCGTAAGTATCGGGACTTTTACGTTCGCCAGCGGGCAACTGGAAGCCACGTACACCATCGCGAACAACTATAGCGTGTTAGAAGATGACACGGTGACCATCGAGGCCCCGGCCAACCTCCATGGGATGCTCGGAACGGTCTACGGCACCCTCCTGGGAGAACGCTGATGACCACGGTCTATTTCGCAGGCACCGAGGATATCGACTTCATCTTCGAGAACAACTGGCTAGTCTCGACTACGGCCAATACGTTCCGGTCGGCTTACTCGCGCGGTGGGGTAATGGCCTCCAACACCAACAGCGCGGCCAGGAGCAATCCGCTATTCTCCTCGGCTAGCTTTTGGTTCTCGGCGCGGGCAGGCAATAGCTTCCCAGCTGGCACAACGACCGGCGGCATTATGTGGAAGATGTACGACGCATCGGGCGTCGTCCGTCTGCAAATGGAAGCCACGTCGGGGGGTACTTCAGCGGCTTGGAAGGTAGTCAAAATCACGGCGGCGGGCGTCAAGACGACCCTGTTCACTGGCTCGTTCACTTGGCCCGCCTCGGCGGCCTCCCCATTCGAGACGATCAAGATTGACGTGAATGTCGTCTATGCGGTCGCGGGCTCAATTAGCATGTATCTACAACTTGGGTCGACCCAGACCCTGTTCGGGTCGTTCACGGGAGACGTGACCACGGACAGCGCCACGGCGATTGCCCAAGTTGCCGTGTGTGACAATGGATCAGCCACGTCAACCCGCTGGTCGGAAGTAATGGTGTGCGACGTCGATACTCGCACGTTCTCGCTGCAAACTTTCCCACCAGTGGCGAATGGCAACACCCATAACTTTGACACCGGGACGCCCGCAGCGGCAAACGTGAACGAACAGACCGTCAATGACGCCACCATTGACGGCTCCACGACCGCGAACCAAATTGACCAATACACCCAGGCGGCGGTGGCCACGGGAACGTATAGCGTCGTGGCGGTAGGCATTTCCGCGCGAGCGTTGAAGGGTGTTACTGGGCCGTCCAAGTTTGATTTCGTGGTTCGGACAGGAGGGGCGGATTTCCTGTCGGCGGATCAAACTCTCGACGTGTTCTATAAGCAGTTCCAGAACTGGTGGACGCAGAACCCTAATACATCGGCAGATTGGACGACCAGCCAGATCGGCAGCACGGCGGGCTTTAACATCGGCATTAAGAGCATTACCTAATGGTTGCGTGGTCAACCACCGACAAGACTAACATCACCCTGTCGGGCAGCAACCTGACGGCCACTAAATCTGCGGCTGCGGCTGGCGGGGTCCGTTTGGACACCAGCTTTACGGGCAAGCGGTATTTCGAGTTTGTCCTTTCAACTTCCACGAACCATGCCGCCATAGGTTGGGCCAATGCGACGGCTTCAACGGGAGCCCAGCTAGGGGTCGACAAGAACGGCTTCGCCTACCGCCCGCAACGTGGCGAGTGGATGCTGAACAACGTTACCTCGGGGACGCCTACGCCTCGGGCCAATGGCGGCGTGAGCCGGGTTGTTCGGGTCGCGGTGGACTTCACCGCTTTGCGGGCCTGGGTCGCGTTGGGCGACGACTTCTGGAACGCCCTGGCTACCGAGGACCCTGGGACCGGCACGGGCGGCTTCGATATCTCGACCCTCAACGCCGGTCCCTACTTCCCGTTCTTCGGGTCGGATGACGCCGGTTCCGCAGGCACGATCAACTGCGGCGCTGGCGATATGTGGTACGCCATCCCGTCAGGGTTCAGCACGCTGGACACGAACGTTCAGGCGTTCGAGGCGACCTCGAAGATGGAGGGGCTGGCCCTTCTCGCCCCGCCTAAGAATACCATGATCACGCCGAAGATGATCGGGTACGGTATGCTTTCGGCTCCGGCCAATTCGGTAGTCTGTTCGAAGCTGATCGGGTATGCTATACTGGCTGACGTTAAACCCCCAATGCGGAGCCGCACCCGCGACACCGCCTATCTGAGGTTCTGAAATGCGCCTTTACACCGTCTCCTTTGCTGACGTGGCCATTACCGCAGCCCAGGACCTGTTCGGCATCCTGTGCACTTCGGGCATGGCCATCAAAATCCACTGCATCGAACTCGGGCAGCGGTCGCTGACCACCTGGGAAGCCAAGAACGTGAAGTTGGTCCGGAACCCGGCGACGGCGACCGTGGGCAGCGGTGGCAACGCCGCGACCCCTCGGGCTCTGAACCCTGGTGACGCGGCGGCCACGGCAACCGCCCGCATCAACGACACGACCAATCAGACGACTTCCGGCACGCAGGAGACGATCTTCGCGCGTGAATGGGAGTTCCTGAACGGGTTCTTCTGGATGCCCGCGCCGGAACAGCGGCCCATCATCAAGCCCAGCCAGGGTGTCGCGCTCCGCCTCGATACGGCCCCCAGCGCTTCCATGACGGCCTCGGGCTACATCGAGTTCGAAGAACTGTTCTAAATGGCCCTGGACCAACCCGGCGGAGTATTCCGGAAGCCAAACCCCCCTGGCCTATGGCGGGTTCGTCGCTTCTGGCAAGCCAATGCTCCCCAGGTGTCCACGTATACGCCATTCGTGCGTCGGAGGCTCCCGTATTGGGCCTATAGGACCGACCCGGTGTCTCTCGTCCGCCGCAGGTTCGCGGCGATCCGTAAATCGGCCTTTTGGGGCCATATCACCTTGCTATGGGGGCCGAATTGATCAGGCGCACCTTCAACGGACACCGGTTCACGCTGATCGTCAATCAGCCCGATGTAAGGCCCCTCATGGGCGGCGAAGGGGAACTCGATCTTATCCCTGCCGCACTCGACCCCAAGAACGTGTTCCTCGAGGGTGAACGCGGGGGCTTCGCCGTCATGCCCCTTTACGAAGGGGTCTACGAGTGCCACACCATCTTCCCGTCAATGGTGAACGCCCGCGAAGTGGTCCGCGAGATGCGCGAGGCGATGGCCTATATGTTCCTGGAGACGGACTGCCAGGAAATCAAGACCAAGGTGCCGTTCGTCAATGAGGGGGCGATCCACCTAGCGAAGCTCGGCGGCTTCGTCGAAGAGTTCCATCGCGAGGGGGCCTGGGCCGGGGGCACGGGCGTCAGTTATCAGAAGCTCCCACTTGACGCGTGGGCGCGTACATGCTCGACTGTGGCCGAACAGGGGCGTATGTTCCACGGGCTACTCGAAGCACGGAAGCGCGCTAACGGTTCCGAACTCCCGACCCACCCCGAGGACAGCGCCCACGATATAGTAGTGGGAACTTCGGTCGCGATGATCAAGGCGGGAAATCTGGTCAAGGGGGTCAACCACTACAACAAGTGGGCGATCTTCGCCGGGTACGGCCAAATCACCATCGTCTCCGAGAACCCACCCATCGTGGATATCGGGGACGCGGTGATGGGGTTGCGTAATGGAGAACTGGAGGTACTGCAATGCCGATAGGTGCAGCCATCGGTTCAGCGGTTGTCGGGGCGGGCGCAACGGTCTACTCGGCCAACAAGGCGGCCAAGGCGTCGAAGAATGCGCTGAATGCGCAACAGGGCCAACTGGACAAGGTGTGGGGCTCGGTGAACCCGTTCCTGGAGGCCGGGAACAAGGCGCTGACGAACCTGCAGAACCCGAACGCGAACTTCATGGCCTCCCCGGACTACAAGTTCCGGCTAGGCCAGAGCCTGGATGCGGTGACGACGAACAAGGGCGTGAATGGACTGCTGCGGTCCGGTTCGGCCCTGAACGCCGTTACGCAGAGGGCCGGGGACCTCGCGAGTGGCGAGTTCGGCAACTGGTGGAACCGGCAGTCGGGTCTTGCGACGATGGGCCTGGATGCGAACCGGATCGGTGCGGGGCTTGCGGGTACAGCCGTGAACGCAATCGGAACCAACGCCGCCAACCAAGGCAACGCAGCCCTGGCCACCGGTAACGCCATCGGCCAGTTCGGTGGTTCCATCGCGGACATCATCAACCAATATGGCGCGGGCAGCCAGGGTTCCAGCTATGCGCCGGAAAGCCAAACGACGCTGCCCATCCCGCCTGAGATGCAGGGGCTATACTGATGGCGGGCGAAATCAACTTCGGCCTCTCGGACCCCGCAGCCGCCTTCAAGGGCGCGGCCCACATGAACGGGCTGCTCCAACAGTTCGCCAAGGTGCGGGCGGGGCAAGCCCTGGCCTCGGGAGCCCCCGATGCCTCGACCCAGGCGCAGGATATCCTGAACCGATCGGGTGACATCGAGGGTTCGACCGCCGTCGAGAACCAGCACTGGTCGCAGCAACAGCATATCAAGGCGCTGAGCGACGCCCAACACACCGAGAGTGCCAAATTCGCCGCCGACGCTTCCGCCGCGCTGTATCAGCATCTTCAGCAGCACAAGAACGATCCGGATGGCGGGACCGCCGCCGTTCTCGCCGGGTTCGACCAACTTGCGCCCGTGATGCAAGCCCGTGGGGCCACCCCCGAAGACGTGGCGATGTACAAGTCGGCCCTGGCCAAGGACCCCAATGGGTTCCTGACCATGATGCACAACGAGGCGGCGGCCCATCTCAAGCGCACGGTCTTGAAGCCCGGCGACACGATGGTCGACGAGGCGGGAACCACTCTGGCCCATTCGGACCCTGCGACGCAATACAAGATCGTCACCGATGGTGATGGAACGCAGCATCTCGTGGCCGTGGGCGGCCCGGTAACCGCTGGCGCGGGACAGGCGACGGCGGATCGTACGGTGCCGAATGGCGTCCCTGGCGCGAAGGTCCCCCCGCACCCCGATGACGTGTTCGGGGCCGTGATCCAACAAGAGAGCGGCGGCAAGCCGGGCGTCAGCGGTCCGCCGACCCAATACGGCACCGCCCATGGCGAGGGCCAACTCCTGGACAGCACCGCCGAAGGCGTGGCCAAGAAACTCGGCATCAAGTGGGAACCCGCCCGGATGACCGGCACGTCGCCGGAAGATGAGGCGTACCAACTCAAGCTGAGCCGGGCCTACCTGCAAGAGGGGCTGGACAAGTACAACGGGGACGTGCCGAAGGCGCTGGCCTATTACTACGGCGGGCCGGATGAACGCCGCTGGGGTCCGAAGACGCGCGCCTATGTCACTCAGGTTCTTTCCCGGCTGGAGCCGACCCAATCGGCGGACGCCAGCGGCCAAGTCGGCGCGGCGAGCGGTTCCGTGCCGGTTAACGAAATCTTCAAGGGCTCGCCCAAGCCGAAAGACAACTGGACGCTCAAGACGGCGGGCGAGGGCGATCCGAACTTCCGGCCCGGCACGACCTACCAAGTCAACGCCAAGACCGGCGAGACGCGGAAGCTGCAAGACCCCCTGAGCCCGACCGGGGGCAAGGGTGGCGCGAAGCTGTCCCAGCCGGAACAAAGCTATCTGACCAAGCTGCGGCAACAGGCCGACGAACTCCAGAACGTCACGGGCTCGGTCGACGAGTTCTTGCAGCTGAACAAGAACGTCAAGACGGGCGGCGGCATGGCCTTGCCCGGCGTCGGCGGTGTTCTCAGCACGGTGAACCCGTCCGTGGCGCGGATGACGTCGATCACCAGCAAGCTGACCCCCGCGATGCGGAATGGTCTGCCGGGCGCGGCCTCCGACAAGGACGTCGCGATGTTCAAGAACTCCACCGTGGGTATCGACAAGCCCTACGAAGCCAACGCCGCCATCGCCAAGGGGGTCAAGGCCCTCACCAACCGCGTCGGCGATCACGTGGCCTTCCTGGAGGCGTACGGCAAGGCCAACGGCACCCTCCTGGGTTCGCAAGAACTATGGAAGAAATACGTCGATGACCATCCGCTGTTCGCGGGCCTCGACAAGAATGGTGCGCTGATCCAGAACAAGATCACGCCCTGGCGCGAGGCGATCCCGATGGGTGGAAGCGGTGGAAGCGCCGCACCGACCTCGGGGGCACCCCGCAAGCGCGTCTATGATCCGGCAACGGGGACCTTCACGGGATGACCCAAACAGTCACTGTCAACGGGGTTGACCACGAGTTCCCCGACAACATGACGGACGACCAAATCAAGGGTGCGCTCGCCAAGGAATATGGCGGGACGAAGAACACCGTGCCCAACGAGGCACCCCCGGTTGCCTTGAAGTCCGACGAGGTTCTCGGGGCCAAGAAAGGCTTCTTCACGCCCATCGACAACGCCTCGCGCATGGTGATGGAGCCCATGCTGCGCAAGGCGATGGCGGCCAGCCCTGCCGTGAATGACACGCTGATGTCGATGTCCTCGAAGTTGCGGTCGGTGACCCCGAAGGGCCTTGTCGACTTCATCGACAACCCGCAGGCGTACTATGCGCAACAGGCTGCCGAGGGCAAGAAGCCGGGCCTCGCCGGGGAGATCGCCGGGGGCACCGTCTCGACACTTCCGATCCTGGCCCTGACGAAGAACCCTTGGCTCGCGGGTGGGATGATGGGCGCGGCCCAAACCGAACACCCCGGAGACGCCCCGGCGATGGCCGTGGATACCGCCGTGGGCGCTCTTGGCGGCGGCGTCGGCAACAAGATCATCAAGGGTATCGGCGCGGTTGTAGCCCCCAAGCTGAACCCACTGGTCCGGAAGCTTTTGGACGAGGGAGTGCAACTCACTCCCGGCCAAACGCTGGGTGGCATGGCGCACCGGCTCGAAGACGCCACCCGTTCGATCTACGGCCTCGGGGATATGGTGATCGGCGCGCAGGCCAATGCGCAGAAGAGCCTGAACCGCGTGGCGGTGCAGCGGACCCTATCGCCGCTCGGCATCACGATCCCCGCCGACCTGGAGGAAGGCCATCCGCAGGTCAAGTTCGCGCAGACCACGCTTTCCGACGCGTACAATAAGGTGCTGGACAGCATCGACAAGACCGTGCATCCCACGGGTTCCACGCTCCCGGTGCCAGCAGGCCACGTTGCGCCGACCGGGCTCCGTCTGGACCAGCAATTCGGCCAAGCGGTGTCGCAACTCCGGACGATGGCGCAGAACCTACCCCAGGACCAGCACCACGTCTTCGAGAGTTTCGTGCAGAACGAAGTGAAGCCCGCCTTCGCGCAGACCGGGGCCATCTCCGGCGACGCCATGAAGAAGTTGGATGAAATTCTCGGCCAGAAGGTTAGGAACTTCACGTCCAGCGCCAACCCGCACGACCGGGACATGGGACAGGCGTTCAAGGA